TGGAAAAAGAACTGCAATTCTTCCAAGTGCATGAAAGCCGCACATAAAGATACCAGGAGATCAATGAAATGAAAGCAGGAAGAGTTCGAACACTTCGAGGACAATTAGAAGTGACCGGTGGTGGAGTCGCACGGAGGAATCTAATTGCTGCGGATGGACTTATCAATTATGGATTGAAAATCCGTAGGTTTAGAATGTGGGCAGTAGATCCAGCCGATACTTTCATTGGAATCTTAAGTTATGAGATGATTCCTTCCGGAACTCAAATGGATGCTTCAGACAATCGCCAATTCGGTTGGACCGTTGGTAATGGATCGGCAGAGATTCATTCAGAGTTCCTTGACCCTGATCATATTGTCAATCGTGATATGTTTGTTTCCCTGGTTAATGCTAGTAATGGGACTTACAATTATTTAATTGAAATGCAAGTCTATGAATTATCTGACGATGAAGCAATTATATCGATCATCAAAGAGACATCTCAATCTTGAGACTCAAAGACCTTCTTGCAAAGGAACTCGACTAATTGTTTTAGTTCTCTGACTTCTCTTTTTAGTTCGATAACTTCTTGCATACGATCTTCTCGATACTTCGAATAGATATTTTGGTAGGTGTCTGACTTATTCCTCATTTTCCTCATTCAACCGCCGCCATTGGATCACACGTGCAAGCGCCAAATCTTCGAGCGTCGCATGAGCATTTGAAGTATCGAGCCCAAATGCCAGTTTGACCCGTAGTTGGATCACAATTATTGACAAAGGTGTATTTCTGATTACAATTACCACACCATACGCCAATGCGAAACTCGATGTCTTTATTCAGAGCAAGTGCTGGAGTATCTCCACATTCACATTTTATGTGGCTCATGCGTTCATCTCCCAGCAGATTTGGCATTTAGGTCTAAGCATTGGGTTACATTTACCGTCTTCTCTATTGTTTCTGTGTGCTTCTGATGCCGTATGATCGATGTCTTTCAAGTATCTAATCATTGCAGAGGTATCAATCGCCCTTTGAACCCATGCCGACCTATTGCCGTTCGTATATTCATCCGCTAATTTATCCAAACTTCGCTTCGCTTCTAGTGTCAATGACACCGTAATGATGGTTTTATCGTCCCTCATGGTCTAGCCACTAACTAGGTTATTAATAAATAATATGGCGAAACGCATATAGTGCGTATATAACGCTGGGGTGGGTGTGCGGGGGTTCTAACTAAGCACCAGCCTCACCCTAAAGGAGATTTAATCCGTTTGCAGGTTTCCGACCATGTTTTACCGGATTACAGGCAAGACCAGGGAACTGCAGAAGGCGAATTTTACTAGATAACGGTTATAGACTGCCGGATAGTGGAAGATTACATGGCAAGATCCGATTCTTTCTTCATACGAGCCGAACTAGCACTTGACGCCGCTGGCACATTTATAACTCAAGCAATAGATCTAGGTTCCTTTGTTGATGCCCTGGGTAAAACAGTTTTAAGAATCCATAATGTAGCAGTTCAATACACCTATGGGACTAATGTCGCTCCACTTCTATCGGCTGCAAGCACTGAAGGTTTAACTTCATGGCAATTGACAACTCAAAATCAAACTGATATGGTAAATGCTTCTAATCGAACTATTATCTCGACTGGGGCATTGGTAGCATCAAATAATTCATTGGTAGGAAATACCGTCACCTTTCTCACACATGATCTAGACATCGCTCCTCAACATTGGAGTAATGGATATCTTATTGCAGTCGAGGGCATTCAACTCTCTGGTCAATCCTCTGCAGCATTCGCACTTGCCTGCGATGTTTCTTTGGTTTTAGAATGCACAGTTGAGACTATGACCGCTTCTGCATCTATGGCGCTTGCTTTGAGCCAGCAATGAGGTTGGTTTAAGTGGCAACCAATGCACAAATGGCTCGCCTTCTCTATGCTTTAGGTGACACACTCCTAGAAGGTACTGCTGCCGTCTCTCGCATTCCAGCCCCGGCATTACAAACCTTTGTTGAAGGAGTCGCCGTTGGAACGTCTGATATGGTCAAGAAGAAGAAAAAAGGCAGAAGAGCTGTATCTGCATATAATCGAGCATTCGCTAAAGCATTCAAAAGACAAAAGGCAAAGATGACAAAGAAGAATGGAGATTGGAAAAAGAACTGCAATTCTTCCAAGTGCATGAAAGCCGCACATAAAGATACCAGGAGATCAATGAAATGAAAGCAGGAAGAGTTCGAACACTTCGAGGACAATTAGAAGTGACCGGTGGTGGAG